CTGTTGGACCTTGAAATCCTTGGTTACCCTGAGTTCCTTGAAAGCCTTGTGGACCTTGTGATCCTGTTGGACCTTGAAATCCTTGGTTACCCTGAGTTCCTTGAAAGCCTTGTGGACCTTGTGATCCTGTTGGACCTTGAGGGCCAGTTGTTAAGTGAGAGAATGTAAAACCATACCACTCTAAACCTGTGTCACAATTATCTTGACCATTAAAGTCAACTTGAATACTAATAGATATGTTAACACCTGCAACAAAGTCTGTGAATCTCTCAGTGAAAGGTGTTGTTCTTGGAATTCCAACAATCTCATAATCAAATGATGTATTCTGAAGAAATCTTATAACATCCTCTGATATCTGTGTCATATCATTTATTATATCTTCCTCATTAGACTTATCATTTCTCAATATGTCAAATAAAAGAATATTAAAATTATATTGCTTTAAATTTGATTGATTAGGCACATTTGGGTAAGTGATATTCTCCAAAGTTGTCCACATAACTGGAAACTCTTGTGAGTTACTAATCATCCCTTCAATGTCTGACAACAAGTTACCATTACCAAATCTCTTTAATTGGAGGTGGTTATTAGCAAACTGCCTTAACATATCTACGATGTTTATAAAATTAACAACTGTAATTGCCATATCGACTTATATTTTATTATATATTTTATTCTAAATGTATATTTTACTAAAAGATATCATTTTGATATATTATGAATTCATTCTCCTATCTAATAATTCCGAAACAACAGAAACAAGTGAAGCTGTTAATGGATCAAACTGGTTCATTATAATTAAATTACCCCATAGATATATATGAAATCCCATACACAAGGAACAAGATAACATTTTATAATACCAACTATCCTTATTCTTTATATATGTTTCTCTTATATATACCGTTGGGCCTGAGTTTGTAAATAAGAATACAAGACACGCCCATTTAATTATTTCTATTATTTCTATTATCATATTCATCTTTTATTTTTTGTCTTAATTCTCTAATTAGTAAATAAATACTTGATGGTGAAACCTTTTTGCCATCATTTTTAAAGTGTGTGCTTATTTTATAATGTGATAGGTCATCTTCGAAGTGCATTCTATATAATTTCCTTTCAAATGGGTTTAGTTTACATAAAAAGCTACGTATAAACACTATCTTTTCCTGTTCGTCAAATGTTAGGTCTTGTATGTCAATTTTTTCATAGTCAACTTCTTTACAAGAACCAACCATTTCCTCCGAAGCTTCACCTCTGAATATATTAGAGAATTTACCTGTAAAATTTGAACCATATTTACTTGGTGGATATTGTAACTGATTATACATCCAAGTATTACACCACCTAACCAACGGTCTGGTTTTATTTTGTCTGTTTTTTAAAACATCTTCTATTTTCTCTTGATTGCTATACATATATAATGCTAACTCAGCTAATAAGTCATCGGTGTTAAACCCGGTTCCATTACAATTCTTTTCAGCTACAGACCTTAATTCATTATAGTTAACTTTAATGAATTCACTTACAAATTCATTAAACATTATACTAATAGGTGAGAGTCTCTGTAATTTTTTAGATTAGCTCCACTCTCGTAAAACTCACCACTAACACTCTCAACAATATAATAATCTATTAATTCAATTGTAAATTGCCAATATAATAGGGATATATCCCTATCAATATCAAACATTCTATTAAATAGTGTTGAAATATTAACATCTATATTCATTAACTGTTTTGAATTAAAAACCTTATCTGATATTAATTTAGTTAACTCTCTAACTATTAGCTTTTCAAGTTCATAACAACCTTTATGTTTAAAATCACTATGGTCTATGAATAAAGGTATAACACAACCATCACTTAACATACTAGTTTTCATTTGCATAACTTAATTTTTTATTTTATATATTAAGTTGTAAAAGTGGTATTTCATCTATATTATATAAGATATAAACTAAATTGTTAATTTTATGTAGAATATTTTGAGTTTTGAGATTTAATATATATATTTGTATTAAATAAATAAGAAAATATGAACAGATATACACCAATTTCAATAGCACTTATAGCAGTTGTATTTATTATATCAGTGATATTATCATCAACTGACGGAGTTACATGGCAATTTATACTAACAATTGTACTTTCCACCTTATTAACAGCTTTCGTTATTAATTGGATGGGCCAAGTTTTAGAGTATTTAGATAATAAAAAGGAGGAATAATGAATGAAGAACTAAAAGACCTATTATTACTACTTGTAGTAGTTATAGCAACATATTTTTTACTCGTGTCTATTTTTTAAAGTATAACTTTAATTCATCCTCACGTCTATTGGATAGACCTGTTGAAGTTTTACCACCAGCTTTATTCCATTTTCTAAACTCATTGGATATAGTTTGGTCGTCTGGGTTTACCTTTACCTTTTTTAATAAAGTTGAAGAGTTAAAATTACCAATGCCACAATTATATACAAATGATATTAGAGCATCATATTGGTTCTGTGTTAATCTCAATGGTTGTAGGTAAATTTCAATAGTTTTAATATGGTCTATTAGATAAGTAACAGCTAACTCCTCACTAATAGGCGAGTCATTTAATGTTACTTTAATACCATTAGGGTATTTTGTAGTTCCTATTCCTATTGTTGGAACTCCAGCACTACATAAATATGGTTTAGGTTTAAAACTTTCCCACTTCTTTATAAGGTTTATACCATTAGAACTTATATTCATCTACCTTGTCCTTTATATTTTTTTGAATATAATTTAGAAGTCTTTAAATTACTAGATTTCTTTGAATGTTTACCTTTCTTTTTACTATTTTTAGTAAATGTTTTAACTTGTACTGTTGTCTTATTCTTAGCCATATTTATTTTAATTTTGAAATATCATCTTTTGTGTCTTTAGCCAATTTTATTAATTTCTTAAATTGACCATAAACATTTAAACCAGTCATTATTTGTAAAGACTCATCCATTGATTTAGCTTCTGTATAAATTACAATTAATGATGCAATCTTTGTTAATAGAAAGTCAACACTGAAAACAATTTTAACTAAATCATTTAATATATTTTTATCTAATACAAACATTAAAAGAACAAAACCAATATAGAAGAATGATTTTATTGAGAATGCTCTAAAACCTCTACTAGTTATTGGTTGACCCATTTTATGTGCTTTTATAACACCAACCAATGTGTCAGCAAACACAAAACATCCAATAGTTAAAACAAGTGGTTGTATTGGTAGGAAGAATGTTAATAAAGCTGTAACTATCATATCACAATGCCTATCCATCCAATTACCCAGTTCAAGTAATGCAGTTCTCATGTTTAATCTTTTTAGATTTTTTACGGTTGTATTTCTTTTTATTTGGAACAACTTTTTCCGTCATTTTTATTTGAATTATTTGTAGTATATGTCTCTTATTCATCACACTTTTTACTACAACTTTCTATGTAAATATCACATTCATAATTAATTTCACTGCTTGGGTTAATATCATCATTATCATATTCATATAATGGAAAAGAGGATGAGTTAGTTTGTAAAAACTTACGAACTCTTGTTTCATAATAGTTTGTTCTATCTCTTAATTCTTGTCTTAATAACCTCTCACGTTCTATTTCAGACTGTGTTGCGTTCTCAGCGTTTATATTCATTAGACCCTTAGCTCTAACCTGTGTATTAATAAATGGCATTGATAATTGAGCTGAGCCATAAGCCACAGCTTTTTTAATTATTAACATTAAGGTATCTTCTATGCTTGATAATGTTTGAGTATTATACTTAGTAACTAAGTCACTATATAGGCTATCTCCCAATATATCTTTTAAGTAAGCATCCTCATAGTATTCTATTTGTGGCTTAACTAATTCTATGTCTAAGTTATTTGAAATAGGTGTTAGATCTCTTAAATATTGTTCTCCAATGAAACTCATTTTGTAGGTGTTGTTTTTTGGTCAACCTGTAATGAAACAGGAATTGATTTTAGTTTTATTTGCCCAATACCATTTATTGAAAGTAAAGAATTTAAAGTTTCTTCAAATAATATTCTATCTGGACTAACCACTCTAGCATCTAATATAGCATCAGCGTTCATAAACTCATTAGAGGTTCCTAATTGACCTGAAGTTGTTTTACCATATAAAATACCACTAACAGCATTGTGTGAGAATATAATCTTTTCAGTTATTGAACTCTCTAATACTGTGAATTGTTTATCTAAATTTGAAACATCTATTGGTGAAACATCTGGAGCAAGTTCTTTACCATCAGAGAACATTACCATAACTTTACCAGCTTTCTTTTTACCACCATATGTTCTATCCAAACCATCAATAATTTCACGCTTTTGTTCAGGTGAATTTGGCTTTTTATAGAATTTAATAACTAATCCTGGATTAAAACCATTTTCAATAATAGCCAATTGGTAAAGACTAATAGCCGCATCAGCTGCTATAGAATTTAAACCACTTGTATATCCTGGAACACCATAATATCTTCCATCCAATGAAGGGTTTTTAACATAAAGTAATTGAGCTTGGTCTTTTTTATTATTAACATCAAATCTTGGTATTTCAACGACTTGACTTGTTGTGTTATAAACGTTTCTCCAATCATTTGAGTAGTAATACATCTCTGATTCTCTTCTAGCATTTTCTATACCAAGTCTAACATTCATTACTGGAATTCTATTAACTTTAGATATAGCTGTAAAATTAGCATTCCAAATAATCTCTAGTGAGAATGCTCCGAATATATACCAATCTATTGCCATTTCTCTAACTTTATAAGACATTGAAGTTCCTCTACCAAATAGAATATTCAATAGTTGAACATCTCTTTGTGGTAATAAACTAAGGTCTACTTCACCTGCTAGTATTTTTGACTTCATTTCTATAATAGTTGAGTGAAGTGGTGATGAGTAATAAAGGTCGGCTAATTGAACTGGAAATAGGTTATTTTTACCAAATGGAACCCACCTTTTACCACCTGTATACCATGTGTAAATACTACTTGGGTAATAAGAATTTAAATCACTTAACTCTAATGCTGAAACTGAGTAGATGTTATCACCTATCATAGAAACACCAGGTATTTCTGTTTGTATTTCTTTTGAACCTAAATTGAATCTGTCGAAAAATCCCATAATAATTATTATTTTTTATAAATATACTGGATTAACACTCATACTACCAACTACTAAAAACCTACCTGTTTCCAATTCATCTCCACTTGTCTCGGTTGTATAGAATGTATATTGGTGATTACCTGTACTAAAATTATACAAAGTCTCATCAATAACAAATATATTGAGTCTGTTTGGAATTGGTGATTGATCTATTAGATTTGGAATCGAATATGTCGTACCATTTATATCATTTACAATATAAAGATAGTATGATCCAGTTGCAGATGGGTATAGGCTATCTCTTTCACTTACAGTGCAAATTAAATCAGATTGTGTATTACCTTTATTAACTATGATCATCTCTCTATTATACTATTTAACTATATATTAAAAATTAAATTAAAATTTTAAACTCTTAAAGATATCAAAATGATACCTTTAAACACAAAAACCACCTAGTAGCCTCTGTTTGAAAGCTATAGGTGGTTTTTACACACATTAGAAGTTTAATTAAACTAAGTATTCTGGAGCCATTGAAGGTTCTTCAGCTAGGAATGTAAGTGTATATCCGTTAGCGTCATCCTTTTTAACACCTGTTTGGTCTGTCATTGCTGTTAAGTTAGCACCGTTTTCAAATCCGATGAACCAACTAAGGTCATTTTGATCCTTAACAATAAGTGCTAAGTTTGGTTGACCATCAGCCAATAACAATATTTTAGATCTCTTAGAAGCCTCTCTACGAGGAATAACTAAGGAAACTGTTTGTTTGAAATAAGTAGTACCATTTTCAAGGTTAATAGAAGCCTCTTCGTTAGCAGAAGATGTGTTCTTATTAAACTGGAACTCAACTGGAGCAGTTGACCAAGTAGCACTTACAATTGATCCATTAGAATCAAGAGTATATGAAGTAAGATCATCCCAGTTTGCAATCTTAACGGTTTTAACACCACCAGAGTTTGCTAAACAGCTATATGTGATCCCTTGTATATTATTACATGCCATTTTATTTTTTATTTATTTTTTATTGTATGGTGGGCTTTTACACCCACCTTACTTTTTTATCATTTATTAGTTGTAGTAAACCACTTCAGCACCATCTACGTAACCAACTGCGAATTTAAATCTACCAACAATTCTTACAGTTGGAGCTCCACTCTTGTCAAATTGTGGAATAACAGCCAATCCGTTTTCATCTTTGAAATCTGATGTTAAGTCAGTTAAAAGAACAGCATTTGCTTTAGAAATTGCCATTGCTTTCTTAGAAGTCATACCAGTTTCAATTATTGGAATACCCAAGAATGAAAGTTTTTGACCTTCTGAATAGTTATACCCAGAACCTGCTTGAGCAGCTGCTTGAGCTAATTTGTAAGCGTTAACAATATCAGTTGAAGCGAAAATTTCAACATCACCAGCCAAAAGAACAGCTGAAGGAATTGCGTTGTAAATTCTTGTTAACTCACCAATTACATTAGCTGAAGTAATAGTTGAAGCAGTTGCAGAAACGTCAATAACATCAGAGTCAGCAAGAGCTATTTTCTCAAGACCATTACATAAACCAATAGGGTATGAAGATGTTCCTGTGTCACCTTTCCAAGTAAGAGTCTCAAGTGAGCTAGAAGCTTGCTTCATAACTAAACCAAGAATATATCTTTGGAAGAAGTCTGGCATAATCTCACCAGTGTTTGAACCAGGTCTCATAGACTCGTTCATAAAGTTTTGTTCGAATGTGCAAGTTGCATATTCAAGGTTAATTTTAATATCACAAACTTCAAAAGTTTTTTGTGATAAAGTTCCTTCACCTGTAGCTGAGAACGTACAGTCGTCTGACTGAAGGATGTTTCCTAAATTGAACTTAGCCAATTTAATTTTAGACTTAACGTTAGGAACTAAAGTCAAACCTTCAAAAGTTGGAAACCCAAATAATGCGTTTGAGTAAAACTCTTTTGCATCTTTTCCGTAATATGTAGTATTATCGGTTATTGCGAAATTTAATTTTTCCATTTTTATTTTTTATTTTTATTTATCTATATACTTAAAGTATTAGATTTATTTAAATTTTTCCAATGACATTAGGATATGTTCTTTTCTTGTCAATGGTTTTACTTCAATTTTTGTGTCCATAATAGATGGAACTTCTTCCATTTTAATTTCAACAACTTTAGTCTTTTTCAATTCTTCAACTTCAGCTAATAATGTATTAAACATTTCAACTGTTACATATTGACTCATTTCCTGTTTAACATCCACAGTTTGTTCAACTGGAACTTCAGCTGGTTTGTCTTCTTCAACAAGTATTTCGGTAATTTTACCACCAACAGTTACAAATTTATCACCTGATGATAACTCGTGTTCACCATCCATTATTGGAGCCTTAACACCAGCAGCGTCAATTACTGAACACTCACCACCAACTACGAAATCTGAAACTATAATTGGAGTACCATCCATTAGTTTTCCAACTAATTCAAAAATTAATTTATTCATAATTCTTTTTTAACTATATACTTTTTTAATTTACTTTATTTATTCTTTAAATATGTAAATACGCTACTCATTTTACTTTGGTCCCATTTTGAATAACAAACTGCAGCTCTTTGTGCTTGGTCTGGAAACTCATCATTCATCTTTTTAGAACCCATACAACGAGAAATAAACTCGTCTTTAGTTTCACCTGAATTTACGTCAACGAAACATTCACATTCATCTTCTAATTCGGTCAAGTCTGGTATTCTTCCCGTTCTTTCAAAAATACCTTTAGCTTTAATACATTTAGGACAAGGTGATGGTGAGTTAGTTGTTGCATCACCATAATAATTAAAATCCCAAACTCCACCTCTAACACCACATAAACAGTTTGGATGTACCAAACCTGGGTTAGCCAGTTCTTCTTTCAATGAAACTTCTTCAAAGAACTCAATGTCTAAATAAGCTTCTATTGAGAAAGCATTCATACCTTTAGTTTTAATTTCATTCCAATATTCTTCTGAAGTTACTTGAGTTAAAAAGTATAAAGTACCAACTGGGTGATCCATACCATACTTAACAGACTTATCATAAACCAAATCTTCTTTTATCCAATTCTCTAATAGGAAAGATGGTGCCATTTTGTCTGTATGTTCAGAATTAAAAGCATCCTTTTTTGGATTTCTCATCCACTTATCTCTAAGTCTGGTTATATCCTCTTCAGAGAATTGAAGGTAATAGAATACACCTTGTTTAGTCTTTCTTAGTATGTAAATATCTGGAATAAGAACTGGTGCTAATACTTGTCTTTTTTCATCACTCATTTTAACAGACTCAAGTTCAATAACATCACTTAACATTATTCCCTTTTCCATAATAGCTGGTTTACTAACATAAGAAACAATGTCTAAGCCACTAACTTCATCATCATCACTAAACTTTGGTTTAGCAACTGGTAATCCTTTATATGTTTTCATAATTTATATATTTTTTTAATATCTACTATTTAAAATGTAGTTCTAGCCTTTATATTATCATTCATTCTTCCCATTTCGATGACATCTCTCCAAACCAATTCAACTTTAATATTCTGTGGTTGTGGTATTGGACTTGAAACAGAGTTTGGAGTACTAACATTAGATGTTTGGTTATTTCCACCAACTCCATTAAATGAATAATTACCAAATGAGTTAATTGCGTCTAATATAGGTGAGAACATTGATGTTGACTTAGAGTTAACAACATATTCACCATTACTTAACTTAGCAGTTATACTATCATCCTTTGGACCACCAGGTCCAACAACATAACCTCCTTCAGCAAATGCTGGCATAGGTTGTGAAATAATTGTTGCTAATTGAATAGCTCCTAATGTTCCAGCAAGTGCAGCTGATGCAATACCTAGCGGAACAAGAGGTGTTGTATTTAAACCATTAATTACAGCATTAGCAACTCCAATTGTAGCTGAAATAACAGCAGCTGCTTTGTCATTTTGCCATTGTTCTTTCTTAGCAGCTTTAACTTCTTCAGAATATTTCTTATCTAAAATTCTTCTCTTCTCATTATATTGTTGTTGAGATAATAAACTAGCATTTAATTGTGCATCCAACATTTGAACTGACTCAGAGTTTTGAGCATCTAATGAATTCAATCTATTTTCAATTGTCTTAGTGAATATCTGAGATAAACCATTGGCAAAATTATCTATTACTGCTAGTGTCTTTGCTGACTCATTAGCAATTTTACGTATATTATCTTCCCACTCATCACTTGGTTTTCCAAGTTCAATTCCTAACAGTTCTAAGGCTTGTCTTAAATCGTTTATTCTTTTAGTTAATTCTTCAGTCTTCTTACTTTTCTCATCATCTGGTAAAATAGAGGAACTAACAACTTCTGATATCTTCTCTAATTCACCCTTCAATTTAATTAAGTTGTTATACCTTTCTTCAGATATCTGCTTATCCGTAGCACCAACTTTCTTTAATACATCTTCTTGGTGTGAGAGGACATCAGATAATACAAGGTACTCACCCTCCATCTCTTTAATTTTATCCCTATTTACTTTCAATATATCATCAGGTATAATTAAACCACTCTCAAGGTCTTTTTGAAACTTCTTAACGGTTCCAATTGAATCTTTAAAATAACCATTTATAAGGTTAGTTAAATTCTTAGCAGCAACTTCACTTAAACCAAAATCCTTAACTAGCCTTTCATTTAGGTCTGTTAATTCAGTTGTTAAGTTGAATTTAAATCCAGATAATTTTTCAATAGCTCCTTTTGGTGTGTCACCAAGTTGAATAAGTCTTTGATAAAGTTCTGTGTAAATTTGAATTTGTTCACTTGATATCTTCTTAGCTATAATTTTAGCAGCATCAGCAAACTCAGCTGGTTTTTCAAAAAGAGCTGTATTTAATATTTCAAATTGTGAATTTATTGATGCCTTCTGAGCATCCATTAAACCCTTCAATACAAGATTATCAAATAATATACCTTGTGTGGTCTTAGTGAATCCTCCAAATTGTTTATCTGGATTAAAATCCTTAATACCTTCTATAAGATTTTTATAAGCTATAGAGTTAGATTGTATTGTTGTAGCAACATCTCTGAATGAGTTATAAGTATCTTTTGAAACTTTATTAACATCCATTTGCTTTACTAAGAAACTATCCATATTCCTAGTAACATTTGTTAATTCATCATTATATAAGTCAATATACTTTGATATATTCTTAACATCTTCAATTTCAGTTTTTGTAGTAACTTGTGACTTTGTGTTAAAATCACTTAGAGCCTTTCTAGCATCAAATAAATCTTTATTAGCTTTAGTTAAATCACTAATATCAACCTTTAATTGTTTAACTTGAGCAGTTAACTCTTTTTCCTTTTGTATAAGTTGTGGAGTTGATGTATTTGCAAGTTCTTTTCTAACCTGTAATAACTTAGACTCTTTATCACGTAATGATTCTCTTTGAACAGATAGGGCTGATGTAAAGAATGTTAGACTTTCTACCTGTGATAACTCCTTTTCTCTTATAGCAACGGTTTGTTCAAGTAAGTCTTTTTGTGATAGGTTCAATAAATATAAATTATCAACCTCTGTGGTATAATCCTGAATAACACCAGATGCCATACCAGCATACATTTCTTGTAAAGCTGCGTTATATTCTTCTTGAGCTTTAGTAGCTTCTTTTGTACTACTCGTTTGTGTAACTAATGCTAATGCGACAGCAGCAATACCAGCTGCAACCAAAACATATGGGTTAGTTAGTAAAGAAGCATTAAGTGCTAAGTTAGCTTCTCTTGCAGCTTTCATTGACTCAGCAAGCCCTGAGAAGCCTTGTAGCAAAGCAAGAGCTGAACCAACTCTTGTTAGACTCTTTTGAAGTTCATCATTATCACCAGCAAATTGAGCAATAGCACCAGATGCTAAAGTAAACGAACTTGCTATTGTTCTGCCAAATGTTTCAAAAGCTTGAAGACCATCAAAACCTCTTCTGAAAGTTCTCAATCTTTGAGCACCATCATCCAAAGCAGCATTTAATTTAGTAAATTCTTTTGATCCAATACCAACCTTATCTAAAGCACCACGAACCTCATTCATTGATTTCTTCAACTCACCAAGGTTTCTAGCTGATTCAGCTGTTTCAATTATTAGGTCAACATTTACTTGCTCTTGAGCCATCTATCAATTTTATTTACTTATATATTTGTTTTAAGTATTTAATTTTGATTATAAGATATCAAAATGATATATTTAAATTGAGGTAGCACTTATAAGTCCAACGTTGTCTATTGTAATTCTCCATCTTGTATTATCTGGACTTCTTAGTATATAACCACTAGCAGTTCCTGTAATTTCTATGTCATTTTTATTTACTAGCTCGCCAATATTTGTATAGTTTAATAATGTATTAGAAGTGGTACCAGATATTCTAAATGGATAACCAACACCAGAGTCTTTAATTTTGAATGTTGCGTCAGTAGCATTCTCAATAATACCAACTCTTGGACCATAATCTATTATGACTGCATCAACAGAATTTACATTAGTCACAAATCTTGCATAAGCATTCAATGTCATGGATGTTGTTTTATTAGCAATTGAATTGTATGTGGATGAACCATTATTAAATTTTATAGTTCCTATTTCTGTACCAGGTGATGTTGACTCAACAACAATAAATGATTGTGTTGGAGACTTAACAGTTAACATTTGAGTAGTAGCTGGACCACTTGAATATGTTGTACCACCAATTAACAATTGACCTGTATTTGATAGTAAGAATGAGCCATTAGTTAAATTAGTTCCTGAATAATATAAGTCAGAGTTTATAGCTGAGTTTGTACCATTGAAAACTGGTATATATGAGGAAGTTCCTATTAAATAAGAATGTGTCCCACTAACATAGTCTATAGCAGAGTCTATTATATCCTCTATATTAACAGATTTATAATTGGAGTCTGTACCAAATATTAATTTATTTGAAACTGAATAAGTAGTTAAGTCTAAGTTAGATGCAAATATAAGTGAGTTATTAACTTGACCGAACTTATTATTATCACCAATAGAAATTGAGTTTTGTAGAGCACCAGTTTCATTTAATGAACCAATTATAATTGATTGTGATGTTCCTTGGTGTACCCAGTTATTGTAACCAAGTGTTACAGTATTTCTAGTACCAAGTGATAAAGTATTATTAGCTAAATTAACATTTAATGTACTTGTTATATCATTACCAATTGTTGGTGCCACTGAAGAACCAATAAGGTATCCAAGTTTTTCACCACCAGTTAATGGTATAGTTAATGTTTCATTTACATAACCATAATCATTTATAGTTGCTTGGTTTGTTACCATAAGCAACTCAACTCTTGTTGGGCTGCTACTAGAAGGGTTATAACCATCTATTTTATTTATAATCCAAGCTGCTCCATCTAAAAATATATAATCTCTTAAATCTAAGTTTAAAATGTCATATGGTGTTAGGTCGAAGTAACCTGTAAACATTTTTGAATTCTTATTATAGATATTTTCTATTGTATTTCTCCAATAAGTATTGAAAAGGTTATTAGGTGTTACTTGGTATTGTTCATAATAATACTTCTTACTGAAATTAAAATTAAGGTCAATAGTTGGGTTATTATTAGGTGAGTCAATGTGACCAGCATAAGCATATTGTGTAGTTTTGAAATCACCAACACCATTACTAAATATTGTATATTCTGTTGTATCTACTAACCCATTGTAATAGAATATTCTAATATTATAGCCATCATAGAATTGTTTAATACTATTACTTAATTTATAAATATCAACAATAACTCTACCAGTGTCAGTTTCATTAACTAACGGTGATGGTGAAAATACAATTGTTGTATCATTTGTTCCTAATTGCCACTCATTTGTATAATCACTTTCATATTGACCATAAGTTTCCTCTTTGAATGAGTTCTGGTAGTCATCATTTAACAAATCACCATCTGATGAATATTTAAGAACTATTTTCTTACTAACAACTTCTGGCATAGGTGTGTAATCCCAATGTAAATCACGCATTAACTTCTTATCCCAGTTTATAAGGTTAGAGCTACCATAAAAATCATCCCTAGTCTCAATGATAATATTGTCAGGGTTAGTTGGGTCTTGTATTAGATAAAGGTTAAACATTCTTATAATACCTCTAAGGAAATCTCCTTGAGAAACACAATACATAAGGCTACTAAAGTCAATAGGATTGCCCTCTGAAATAATATCATTTGTTATATTACCATAGAAATCACAAGGTAATATTGAGAATTGGTTCTTAGAACCAACTTGTTGACCTAATGAGTTAACAGCTTTTATTTTCTGATAGATGTCATATCTTACAAATATCTCATCACCTGCTAGGAATGTAACGTCTGTGCAACTAACCTCTAAACTTCTTAGTCTAGTTGGGTTACAGTTTATTGTTTGTGAATAGTTAACAGTTGTTTCTAATATATTAGAGTCTATTACTGTTTCAACGCCTGCTCTTTTTCTTATTAAAGAAGCAGAAAACTTTTCTTCACCAAGGTGTCCGTTAAATGTTATCCATCCACAAGGGTCAGTTGTAATACCATACCTAGCTGAATAGTTAACTAAAGCTGTGAATGACATTCTACACTTTAGAGGAACTGTATAAATGTGAGTTGTTGTATTAAAATTATCACCATAGTCATAATAGTCAGGGTTTTCAGCACCACCATCTAAGTCATAGTCATAAGGTAGTATTTGTTTTCCATAAACACTACTCCACCAAACACCATCAGTTAGATCATTTTGAAATGTTCCAACATAATCCTCACTTTCCAATTTAGATTTGAAATTAAAGTCTTTAGCTATACTCTCAGTTATTCTTAAACCATCTGGGTTTGGACTAGTTGTCAGTGAGTTAAATAACCTACTACTTATAAACTCTGAAGTATAGGTTTTACCAGCTTCAATGAATATTTTATCCCAAATAGTTCTCACATATGGATGTGGTAGGAAAAACTCACTGTTCAAATTTGTTGGAGATGGGTTGTCAATGTTATAAGCATCTTTAGCATTATAATTAGTATATTGGTATACATAACCAGTACCTTTTTGAAAGTTATTCTTAGAACCATTTCTAATTACAAATGTGTTCCATGAGCCAATAATATTCTCTCTTGTATAATAGTGGTCAAACTCACTCAAATCTAAATCACATAGTTGTTTATTACTAATATCATCAAATAGTGTAATCATATTTGAATAAGCAGTCACGTCATAACTAACGACTTTACCATCATTATCACGGTTTATTCTATTTAATTGTAAAAAACCATCAAATATAATATTAGTATCAACAAGTATTTTAACTCGTGATTTTATATTTGGGTTAAATTGTGTATCATTTTGGACATTATAAATATAACCAAATGAAATATTATTGGTTTTATTACCAGGTATATTAAAAGGATAGGATGAAGATCCTTTTCTTTTGTCATATTCCCTTATATCTGATAGTTGGTAAACAATTGAAATATCAATTGAACCTTCTAATTTATAAACATCATTTAGTATAACTGTTACAGTATTCATTAATTTCCTATTGTTTTGTAATTTTTATATGAAGCTAATTTGAAGTTAATTTCATAATAAACTAATTTATTAGTTGAGTTAGCTATAACTGGTTCATTATCCAATAACTCAATTGGTAATATATTTATGTCAGCAACAGCTGGAATATAACTACTATTAATAGTAACATCATCAAACTTCATTAAATATACCTCATTACTATTATACACAGACGCAATTTGAGTCATATATCTACTATCCTTTTTAACATATGGTGTGTATATAGTATATTTACTACTAGCGTTTATATCATAGGTTGTATTACCTCTGGTGGTATCATCAGTTGTTATCTGAGTATAACCATCAAGGTAGTTTCCAACCTTTAAAAAACTACTACGGGATAATTGGTCTTTTCTTTTCATAGTCCAACCATCAAATGGAAAGTATTCCCAAGCACCATAACAATTTAAATAAACTAAAGCCATAGGTTCTTTATCACATCTCTTATTGAATATCCACTTATTACTCATTTGAATACCAGTAGAACTCATAACTCTAATTTCATATCTTTCAACTAAGCTAGATATTGGCCAGTTACCAGCTCCTAAAGTAGGATTAAAGTTACTAGAGTTTATGTAATAAGCAACATTAAGGTTATAAGGTCCAACACCATAACTAACCTTCTCGTCAATGTTACCAACATTACTAACAGTGAATGAATTTAATAATGATCCTGAGGAGTCATAAGTATCTAATAGGTAATATGAAACTGCTGGACCTGTACCTGTTATACTATTTCTATTAAACATATCTATTGTAAATGGTGAAGTAAATGAGTTAAATGTTACCTCAATGTTACTAAATGTTGAAGTGGTTAAAAGTGATAACTCAACTTCATTTTGAGCATTAGCAAATTGTTTTATATTTGAATTTGACTTAATAGTGTCGAATAGGTTATAACTCGCATTTAATAGACTAAATGTGGTACCAATTATTTGGTTCTTCAATTTGAAACTATTCATTGAGTATATTGTACCTCTTTCAGAGCCAGGGTCAGTATTATAATAGATATCTGGAAACTTATCAATAACAAATGTTGTTGTACTTGGAGTACCAACAATTGTATATGTACTAGACAGACCAGGATTGAATCCTTTACCATTTATATCATATCCAGCATTACTACTAAATGTAGAAGCTACAACAGTTCCAGCAAATCCAAACAATTCAGCCTTCCATCCATTATAGAAGCTTCCACTATTGTAAGGTGAAGTTAAATATATTGTATCTCCACCATAGTAATAAGCTGAATAACCACTTGTTAGTGACTCTTGACAATTTATTTGGTCAGTAATTTCACCTAAGAAAGCTTCAAAAGTAGTTGAGAATGTTATTGTTTGAGTCATAATGGCACTATAAGTACCTAATGTTGGGTCATAAGACCTAATTAAACTAACGTGTTGTCCAGCACTAGCTGTCATAGTTAATGATGATCTACTAACATTATCCATTTGTAGAATAATTTGGTCACCAATTCCTAAACCATGTGGGTTTGTTGTTGTTATTGTTGGGTCAATACCATTCACAACAGCAAAGTCAAAGAACTCACAACCTTCCCAAACATAACCACTCTCAACATAAGGTGTATATGAATAGTCTATTAAAACAGTTGAGGATGTATAACCAGATGAATAAACTTTACCATAAGTATTATATTGTCTGTTAATATCACTAAGGTCTTTTGTAATATAAACTCTATCACCACTAATTAACATTGTTGGGTTATCAAAGTTTAACTTTAATATTGTTGAACTTGTACAAGAAGTAGAAGTTGTATAAGAACTAATTGAATTAAATCTCAATCTTCTACTGAATTCCTCACCGTAATTAACATTACATTTCTTAAATGAATTTGGATTAGATGTGCTTGGAGCAAATAACCAATTCTTATCATAACTTAAAACATTACTTGTAAATGAATTTAGTTGAACGGAACCTATATTATTAAATGGTACAGTTCTTAGGGTTCCTATGAAATCATTCTCAACATAAAAGTCAGAATTAAACTTATATCCTATTCTCTCAGATAGGTCAGATGTTAATGAGTTTATAGCATCATTAAAATTTGTTGGTACTATATGTAGATTATAGAAAAAGCTATTTGCGTAATCATATTGTAATGTAACTGCCATTCCTTTGTATTTTTATAGTATATATTATATTCCAAAACTATATTTTGGAGTTAAAAGATATCAAAATGATATTTTATAGATTTGGATCAATATTTGTCTTCCACCATTCATCTACTCTTTGTTTAACTCTTTTACGACAAGCTGAACAAGATTTGGACCACTCAGTCCTTTCTGGAAAGATGTGATTATTGTGAAAGTTGAATATAAGTGTCCAACCAATTTCATCATATCCTGTTTGTTTAATAATTTGTTTAACAGCTTCTAAATACTCTTCGTAAGTTTCTGGATGTTTCATAGGTAATCAAAGTCATAATCAAATGACTGGTTATATTTTTTATTATACATAACACAATATCTTATTGCATCAATTAAGTGGTTCCACTTATCTATTGGTGTTCCAGACTTAGAGTTACTCCAAGAATAATTATTAAATTCTTTAACTAAATTAGTAGATTCTGGGTCAACAATTATTTTATAATCTTTCATAAATGTTATACCCTCTAATATTGAGCCTGGGTTTTTTTGTATTGGTACTATGTTTATATCTTGTTTTCTAATTTCTTCAATTAGTCTTGGTTCAGCAGAGTCTGCAACAATTAATGAATCGTATGGTAGTGTCTTATATTCATTAATAAAGTCATTAGTTACCATACTTTGTCTATGAAATATTTCTTTACAATAGATTGTATCATTATCAAAACTAACTTTTATACAAGTAGATGGGTCAATTGAAAAACCAAAGTCGGTTCCATATATAACCCTATCACTATCCTTATATTCACCAATAGTCCAATTATTGAATATAACTCCTTCAGCTCTATCTAACCATCTACCCATCATTATATGTTCATATTTATCTGGGTTTCTAAACTTCATTTCTTCTATTTGTTGTAATAGTGAGTTGGAGATATTATTCTTATTGTCTAAGTAACTAGAATGAATGTAGGTAACATCACCTTTTGTTCCACTTGAACATTCTGAAACACCCATATCCTCAAAGAACCTCTTATAAATAAAGTGTTCCTTTGTGCAGGGGTTCATAATTATAATCACTCTATTTCTATTTTCCTTTGTTCTAATAGAAAGGTCTATTTTATTAAATACTTCTGCGTCAACTAACTCTTCACCCTCATCTAATATCCAAGTCGTAATTCCACTAATAGACTTTAAATTTGCTGTTTGAATACCACTAGATGTTTTAATACCTTTAAATATAATAGAAGAACCACTGGTTTTATTTATAATTTCAGTCTTTGTAATTTCAAATTTATCTTGTAGGTTTAAAAACTCTATTTTTGAAATAAACTCTGGTATGATTGAAATGTTGGCAGCAACCATTGTATACCTTGTGAATAGTATTTTATGGTTAGCTTCAAATGTTAACATTAAAAGGAATGTTGAAATAGCATAACTCTTACCACTTGCTCTTCCACCAGTGCATATATAATACCTACTTTCGTCTGTAATTAATTTCTTATACCTTTTATCTAATACTATCATTCGAATTTAAATAAGTCTTTAAGAGATATTCCACCAGAGGTTATATCCACTCGTGTAACATTATCTTTTAATTTTCTTTTCTCAACTAATATTTCTTTTGCTAACTTATCATTCTTATTTAATATAGCTCTATCATATAAAAACTGAAATTGTGCATGGACATCTTCTACTTGTTCATCTTCAAATTGCTTTTTCATTTCTAGTTTAGCAAACTTAATATACCTATCTACCCAAGTATAAGAACACTTCCATTCTTCGGATAATTTAACAACTATCTCACCTCTTTTTCTACCACGAACTAACATTTCTATAATTTTGTTAATTCTATCAATCTTTACCTTATCATTTTTCAATCTTCCCATTATAAAATTATGTCATTTTTACACTTTATTGTATTATATATTTTTTTATTCGGAATAATTTTTATATATTTGTGTTATGAAAGGATATCAAATATTAAAAATTCATAACATTGAGAATTATAGAAATTTACAAGATAGTAAACTTATATTTCATTATAATGGATATGGATTATTTGAAGAGGAGGTAACCAGTAATAAAGGTTACTTACTATCGATGAGTGAATGTATGAATAACTATAATATTCCAGGTTTCTTTGAATCATATAGAGATTATAGAATTAACACCTTAATTAATTAACTATAACCATCTTTTCTATAAATTTCCATTTGGATTAATTCCTTAGTTCTTATTTCTTCTTCTATTTTTTTCTTTTTATCCATTTTAAATATTATTTTTTAATAAAAACCGCGTCCCAACCTGCATTTCCTAAATATGTATATCCATTGTCATATAAAAACTGTGACTCCTTTTGTAATCCATAATTATTTTCTATTAGAAAGCAATGTATATTAAATTTACCGAAGTCGATAGACTGTAAAACTTTTAGTTCTGCTCCCTCAACATCTATTGAAATAAGATCAATATCTTTATAATTGTATTTATTAAATAGTGTAGTTAATGTGGTTGATTTTATTTTAATTAACTCCTGTTTTGTAATGGATCTTGTCTCTTCAGAATAAATTGATAAGTTAGATAACTCATTCTTTATTCTCTGCTCATGTCTTGGATCATATTGGTCTAATATACCAGATAAAACATCACAAGCTCCTGTCATGGAATAAAAATCTACATATCCTTCTTTATCTGAAATGGCAACATTTTCTTTATTTACCAGTCTAGTAATCCTTGAATAGGGTTCTGGGTTGGGTTCTATCAATAAACCGGTCCAATTCCTCTCTAATTCAAAAAATTTAGTATTAGATCCGCCTTCTCCATCATGTGCCCCAACCTCAACAAATATACCATTCTCTTTTTTATTAAAAACCTTCTCGTCTAAATATTGATCTTGTCCTATCTGTGAGTAAAATGTCATTTAATTATATTAATTTTTTGCATTGAATCCAATCTATATTCTATACTATCTAATCTCTTTTCTATATTATCAAATTTCTTATGATCGGATATATCTCCTAGAAAGGAAGCTATAATCCAAATAGTTAATAACAATAATGTAATATTTTTCATTCTTTTATTTTATTTTTATAACTTATATTTAATATTTTATTTAATCTTTTAATATCTTTATAATTTAATTTTCCTATTTCTTGTCTAACTGCTAAATAATCAAAGTATTTAAAAACATCAATGTCTTCGAATCCTATATCTAAATATTTTTTAAATTTATAATCTGTTAATGTTTGTATATCCACAAAATTTATTTTATTTTTAAGTTAAATGTCTTATTCTTAAAATCATTTAATTCTCTTACGTTTACTAAACACTCATACTCTTCATATTCTAATAGTAGCTCTTCTAGTTCTACTATAATCTCACCAAGTCGGTCTATACAAGCAACTGTTTTACCAGCCTCAATATCCAACATAGATAAAATAATATGATCTATATTATCTGAAATAGTCTTTATAACATTCTTTGATAACTTATCACTTGTTATTAACTTATTAACCTGCCCTAAGACAAGTTGGTAAGATATAAATAACTCCTTATCTAAATAAGAATCTAAGTCTAGAAACTCTGGACATGTTTGTGTGCATCTACCTAAAGCTTTTTTAACATACAAAAGATTATTTGGCATATTTTAATTCTATTATTTTATCGATATAGTTTTGTAAAAGTATTCTAGTTAAATCTACATCTCTTATCCTTTCTTTCCTAAGAAAGGAAATCATAATTCTATTTACTTCTACTATTTTTGTTTTAAGTGTTTCATATTCTTCTATATTTTCCATTACTTTTAATTAATTTTATACTATATATATCTTGATCTAAATATCATTTTCTGTAACTATGGATTTTTTATTGCATTCTAAATATAGTTCTCTAACAAAAAAAGATAATTGTGTTATAACACTTCCCTGCATATTTTCCATTCCAACTAGTCGGCTATCAGCATAATTAAGAATCCTTAACATATCTATTAGGAACTGCTCCCTGCTTTTTCTTGTCCAATTCAAATCTAAATCCATTAAAAACTTATTAACCTCTTCATCTGTATAGTATGGTATACCATTTACCTTTCTTTTAAGTGATAAATTAGATTTACATCCCTTTGGTGATAATTTTGGCCTACAATTTCTACATAACATATCTTTATTTTTATAACTTAACTTCTTATTACATTTATTACAGAATTGTTTCTTATTAAGATCTTGAGAGTGTTCATAATCTGATCTGCAAGTTCTGCATGTAGGGTACTTCGGTTTTTGATAAAGGTTTCTAGGTCTTCCACAGACATCACAATCCATTGAATATTTTCCTGATTTTGGATTTCTCATTGGTTTAATAGTTCGTTTAGTTTTTGGTCTCTGATAATATCTCTATATCCATATACAATTTGTGTATTTCTATCACAAAATTCAATTATATCAATTATATCATATTTAGTAGGAGATTTTAATGTATTGTCTTGTCCGTTTGGTAGAGTATCATACACATATATTATACCACCAACATACAACATTTTGGTTCTAAATATATCATATTCTCTAAATATTGTTTTTATTTCATTAGTATGTATATTATATAAATCTATATTTCCTACCATATTATAACTTTTTATATTATTTCTTCATAAATTTTTTATACTTCTCAAAGTTGTTAATTCTTGCTTCCGCTATTTTAAAATATTCAGGATCCATTTCCATACCTATAAAATCAAATCCTTCTAATCTTGCAGCTATTCCTGTTGATCCAGATCCCATAAAAGGATCTAGAACGATCCCACCTTTCGGAGTTATAAGACGACAAAGATAGGACATCAATTGAATTTGGTTCTAAAGTTTTAAGTAGTTCAAGGTTATTTCCTTTTAATAGGTTCATTTAGTGGAATATTTTCTATTTTCATTATCCTTTCTAATTTTAACAATTAAAAGTTTTTTATGATTTTTAAATAAATACTGGTCTCTAGCACTTAAACCTTTTATATAATTCAATTGATTTTTTGGTTCTAATTTTGATAGGTAGTCAAAAATATATTTAACCTTTTCCCAACTATAAATCAATGATTTTTCAACATTATCTTTAAACATATGATAAAAATCCTCCTCTTCTTTATTGATAGTATTTAATCTACTTTGTTTATTTAATCTATATTCATTAATTAGGTGTATATTAGATTTAATAATCTCTTGAATTTCTTTATCTTCCTTACTACCATCATTTTTAAATTGGTCCAATAAATTTAATAATTCATCTATATCCATATCATTTATTGTAAATTTTATTAACCATTATCGGGCTTATTTCCGATTCTCTAAACTGCCTAACGCAGCAGAATTTAGCATTTGAGCGACCTTCAAAAGGTTGTGAGCAGTTTCGGTATTGGCAGGTTTTATTCATTTATATAAATATTTTTTTTAATTTCTTCAACTTTATTAAAAAAATTATCTGCTTCAATTGAGCATAGTTTATACAATTCATCTTCTGTGTGATAACAATAAGAATTCTGTAATTTATATTCTTTAACTATTATAAGTATAAATAGAATTTTACTATTTTCTTCAAGGCCATCAGGATTAAACCAAAAATCTATCTCATCAAATTCTTTATAATTCTCTTTAAGTTTAGTAGCTATTCTAATAGCTATATTTCTATATTCTTTTACTCTATAAGTAAATTCTATTTCTTCGTCCGTTTTACGGAATCTTTTTAATAAATTTTTCAACATAATATATTTTCAATTTTTAATTCCCTAACAACTTTCCTGGGATAAGGAATTTCACATTCACAATCTCCTAATCTTAACCTGAACATCATTTTTTCTGTCATCAATTTAATTTTAGCTTTTCTATGAATTGAATAGTGTTTGTAAATTTCTGATTTTATTTCTTTATTTTTCATTTATTTTACTATATAGTTCTATAACTTCGGGACTTATATTTTTAATGTTAATTAATATATCTACTATTTCCTGTTTTTCTTTTTTAAATTTATTATTATCTCTTTGTCTAAATTTAGCCTCACATCTTTGGTGACTTATACAACAAAATTTAGACGATTTTTTTCTACCCTCTATATCCTTATTACAATTTCTATATTGACATTTTTCTAATACAACTGGTTCAGTAAACTCTAATTTCATTTTAAAATCATTTGTTTTTTTGTCTTCTTCCTTTAAATATAATCTATACTTCATATATTAAACCCTTTAATATTATTTTCTTTTTCCTCAATTTCTTTATCAATTTCTTTTAAACCAAATGGATCTTCATCATCTAAGCTTTGAACTGGTTCAGAAACTAGTGGTATTTTTCCTTTAAATTCTTCTTTCAATAGTGTTACTATTTTTCCAGTCCATGGTGATCTCCATTTTTTAACCTTTCCCTTTGTAATATCATAATAAAAAGTTTTACCACCTATAATAAACTTAAATACATTATCTTTACTTTCAATAGTTGTAATATCATATTTTTTACACAACTTATCATATTTAAGTCTATTCCAATTTATCTGTTGTTTATAAAGTGCTTTTTGAATTGGGTTCATTTTAACTTAATTTAATTCCTTTTTTTAATGATCCATCTGGATTTCTCCAAGCTGGTTGTCCGTGTATCTCGAATAAATCAGCATCAGGATGATCTTCAATACCATATTTCTCATACATCGGTTCCATTTCTGATTTATTGACTTCAACAACTCTATTTCTTTCTGTGTTAAATGATTTTAAATCTTCTAACATCTTATCAAATTCATTTTCCATATTCATATCTTTTTTATTTATATATAAAAGTCCTATATTAGTTTTTTATAAACATGGATTTTTTACAGATTAAATCCTTCCTCCTTTTTTGAATCTACAATAGATTTCCTATTATAAACTTCTTGTTTTTGTTTTCCTATTTTTAAACCCTCATAAAACTCTTTTATCTGTTCTTCTGTATATTTTCCTATTATAGATGCAATCTGTTCTCCAATGTCTTTAAAATCAAAACTACGGTCATTTTTTCTTTGATATCCTAAGTCGGCTATTTGCTTTGCAAATTTTTGCTCGTCTCTTATACTTTGTTCTACTTTAATCAAATTTTCCTGATTAATAGTATCGTTATATAATTCATTCAATCCTTTATTAATAGTTTTTTCTCCAGATAAAACTTCGTTTAATAATTCTTTAGGTGCTTCTCTTTTTAATTTTTCAAAATTAGAAACTTGTCTAGGGCTAACCCCAGCTTTTTCTGCAATATAATTTCTTGTATGAAATGGTTTTCTATTTATACCAAGTTCCTTAGCTTGCTCTGGATCCATATGTCCACCAACAACATTTATCTCAACTCCTATTGATTTTGGTTCTTCAAAGTCCACTTGGGCAAATTTGCCCAAAGCGTTTTTTGTCGCAAATTCATTATCAAAAAACCTTTTATTATTTTTGGCTTTCTTAGAATAGAAATCCTTTTGTAATATTCCTAAATTAATTCTTTGAGCATCATTCAAATTTCTTCTACCGAACTGCTTATCTATGATCCATATCATTACATCATTTTCGTCTTCAAATTGTTTTTCTATAATATTAAATTCCATATCATGTTGTACAGCAATCTCATATCTATTATGTCCATCGATGATGTAATCATTCCAGGTGATAATAGGATCTGTAATAACTTTATCCTTTAATATATTTTCTTCTAGTTTTTTTCTTTCCTCACTAGTTAAGGGTTGGATTAAATCTCTAAATTCTGTTTTAATGTTTAGGTTTTTCATATTTTATTTCTTTTTTTTCTTTTTCCCATCTCAATAATTGTAAAGGTGATGGCTGATCAAAATAATTATAACTAGGTTCTCTATCAAAATATCTAAGGTCCTTACTCTGCTCCTTAATTCTATTATCATACCAATCCTTTACTAGATCATCAAAATCTCTATTGTAATATATCTTTAATGTTTTCATATTATTTATATATAATATAGGACAACTAGTTTTTTAAAAACATGGATTTTTTATGGTTATATTTTTTTGCTGGCCATTATAGGGCGATCCGGAACGAGTGCGTGTCTAGCGACACGACTCTACGGTTAAATAATATAATTATATATCATGATGTTACATGAATTAAGGGCCCTCTAGTGTCTTTATTGTATTTGGCCTTTAACTTGACGGGTGTTTCTTGTCTCGCACAACGAAACCATCCTCGTGATTTTTTTGTCACAAGATGGTCTGTGGTGCAGAAGAACTATCACTTGACGTAATGCCCTCGTCTCAGTTTGTATCACTCATTAACAAACCCTGTCAGCTACTTATCGATGATATTGAGTTCACCGCTCATTCTGCTCCTCCCGACTTAACAACCAGAGCCTATACTTAATGAGATCCCCGTGGTAGTATAAATAAAACTTTAGTGCCACTATATTCGCTTTCACCTCCACTAAAGAGTTCGATCAATGATCATTGCCCTTAAAATTTTTATTACTAATGTTTAATTTGCCCTTTATTACCGTTTAATATAATATATATTATAAAAAAATATAAAGTTTTTAAACCATGGATTTTTTATGGTGTAATCTCCTATAAGGCTCTGATCCAAACAAATCCATAAATACCTTTTCTTCTATCTCTAATAAACATCCAGGTGGACGCCCAAGATCAACACTCTGATCCCTAAATAATTCATAATTTGTTCTTGTCCACTTGTCCCAAGGTTTTGAATCAGGTCTAACTTTAAATTTGATCCTAGTTGCTTCTATATCCTGCCTTAGTCTATACTCATATGCTAAACAAACATCGTTAAAATCACACCTAAATGTCTCCTGTATAGTAGTCTTAATTGGCTCTATAACCTTAGGTTTAGAATCGCTAATATATACCACTCTATCATTATTCTTTGTTACATATTTTGTACATGTCTTAGTAATAATAACTGGCTTATCTACATATTTAATAACTTCTACTGGTTCTTTTACTACTTTTATCACCTCAACAATCTTAACCTGTGGAACCAACATTCCCTCTATCTCATCCAACTTTAAAAGTATATCATCACAACAATCAAGTCCTTCACCCATTGGTCCTTGCGGGCCTTGTGCACCATTTAGTCCAGATGGTCCTTGGACACCTTGTGGTCCAGTTGCACCTGTACCTAAATTTACATCATTATCATCTGTATCAACTAATGTATGATCTGGTGTTAATGTTAAACCCTTTAGATAAATTCTATTGAGATTCCCATCCACAATATAATCTTCATTTCCATTTGGAAACTTACTCATGCTCTTTTAATTATTTTATATAGTTGATCTTCATCTAACATTATATAACCCTGTTTACGATACTCAACTTCATATATTTTAATACCTTCTCTTTCTAAATAAATTGGAACCATTTCATTAATAGCTTGGAACTCAAAACCGTCTATACCATCACCATATTTTAGTCGAAACCAATCCTCGATAAGTGTAATCTCCATTTCTGAAAGTTTCATATAATTATATATTATAATAATTAAAAATATTCACTTTAAATATTTAATATATAAGATAAAATAATTGTATAGTTCGTAAAACTTTTGTATATTTGTCCTATATAAATAAAATAAAAAGATGCCACTATTACCTAACGATATTACATTAAACACTAACCACGACTCATATGGTAGGTTTT